ATCCATTACTACTCTAAATGCACTTAAACCACTTTGTGATTGTACATTTTCTAAGAATGGATTTACAATTCCTAAGAATCTTCTTCGTGTAGCCGCTGTATTTTGTTCAAATACAAGGAATCTTGAAGAAGAAGCTATGAACTTCTTAACTCTGATTAATAGTCGTCTTACATTGATTCTATCTAAAGCACTTGCTTTTTTCTGTAATGTCTTTTGTCCAAACACCGTTACCCCTTGTCCAGGGAATGTAGCAATTGGATTAATGTTATTATCATATAAATCATCACGATTACCTTGAGTTAGTTTTCTTTCAGCTTGAATAGCTGTTGTGATTCCACCACGATTCAATCCAGCAGGAGCGAACCACGGGTGAGCAACTCTATCATTGAATGAGTATATTCCACCTAATACTGTTGATGGTGGCACCCACCTTTGAGTTCCTCCAACTTGTGAATCAGGTACTTTAACCCATGGCCAATACATAGCTGCAAAGTTTGAATCTCTTGCACCACCTCTTGTGGTAGCTGCTGTTAATGTTGAACCATAAGGAACTGGGTCAATAATAGCAAAACAATCACCACGAGTCTCACATACATCAATTGCTTTTTTAGTTATTGCTGGATGAATTGAGTCAATGATACCAGGCATTAAGATTAAATTAATATCAAATTCATCTTGGTTTGCAAGTAAGTCAAGAGCTTCTTCATATGCATTTTTACCATCAGCTGCTGTTGTTGGGTCGAACCCTTGAGTATTAGCAGCTGTGATTTCCTCATAAAATAATGCATTAGTACTTGCTGCAGAATCACCACCAAAATGTCCTAAAGCATTAAATCCACTATGTCCGTCTGAACCACCACTAAATCCACCATTTGATGAACCACTACCAACTTGAGGTAATGAGTTTGATATATGACCACCATTTACAGGTATATCGGATACATTTCCATTTTCATCCAAGTAATTACTTGTAGGAGTACCAACACTTTTAACTCTTACAAACCTTGAAGCATTTGGATAAGAACCACTTAATTGTAAATATTTAGTACTTCCTTCTGTTTTAACTTGTTGTGTTTGGTCACCAATTACTTTAGCTACATAATTTAATGAGTTTGGGTCTAATGATAAATTATTATATGTTTCCAATGATTGTTTTCTTTTGGAACTATCATTACCAGCTCTAATTGTTAAGTTAAAAGTACCTTTCTTATCATTTTTAGTTAAAACTTCAAATCTAATATTATGTTTTGAACCACTAACTAAAACATTATTGACTTGTGCGGTTGTGTTAGCATTATTCATTATTGTACCATCAGCTAATGTTTCTAATGTAAATGCAGTTGTTGAAGCTGCAGCTGAATCTGTACCACCAGTCAATGTAAATGCACCACCAGCACCTGCTGCTCCACCACCAACAGCATTACCAGCCGGAGCAGTAGTAAATGTACTTGGAGCTGCAGCAGAAGCTGTTGTGAATTTAATACCATTATTACCAGTTCCAGCACTTGAACCTGTCATAGATAATCCAGTAGAACCTGAATTAGCTATTACATTTAATGAGCTTACAGCATTTATTTCAGTTGTTAAGTTTGTTATATGTGCTCCTGTAGTTGAGCCATTAACAAAGAATCTAATTGAATCATCAGCTGCATCACCACCACCATCACCGGAAGAGATAAATTTAAATGTAGAACTTCCTTGTACTACTTTATAAACTTGTCCAATTGTTGCTGGAAATGAACTAGCAATTACTGAACCAGTAGCTGTATTGACACCAGTTACTGTGGTTGAATTTGTGGTAAGAATATTAGCACTAGCTGGTCCAAATGCACCCGCCATAATTCTTACGACTGTTAGAGCGTCTGAATTTTTTAAATATTCTTCAGCTGCATGTGATGTTAAGAATTGAACTGAATCCGAACCACTTCTAAACACATCTCCGAATTTCGCTTGGAAATCAGAAAATGATGTTACAACGGTTGGGATTCCTGCAGGACCTTTAAGTGTTGGTCCAACGATTGCAGCTCCAATATCAGCCACAGCGGAAGGTAAGAAAGTCTGGTCTATTTCATTCGTAAATACACCAGGACTTATAATTTTTTCGGCCATTGAATTTCTCCTAAGTTAACTTAATTTGAGGTAAATATACTACTTTGCGCATTAGTATTATTCATATATAAATATATGATTAAAACCCCAAACGATAATTTATTTTGTGATTATTCTGATTTATTTGGTGTGAATACACCAGTTTCTGGATTTAAAGAACCTTGTCCGTATTTTTCGGTGATTCCATCAAGAAATTTTTGTTCTTTTTGTTGAATATTTTTTAAATTAAGTTCTAAATCAATTTCTTGATTATCTAATCTAAGTTGAGCCATTTTTAATTGACCAAATTGATTTTGAACATTTGCATAACTTTTTTGTATGTTTTCAACTTGTGTAAGTTCGTCTTTTGTAAATTTTACTTCTTCTGACATTGTAACCTCCATTGTGATTTGTTATATATAAATATATATAAAATTTCAAAACGAGTGATTTATTTTCCTACTTGTTCATTTGTTGCATCACCTTCAAATCCAAAGGTAACTCGTGATGGTGTAAGTTGTTTAGAAGTCTCATTAGTTGTTCCAAATACATTACTTGTAAACTCTGGTATTACATATGCTTTTATTGATAAACCAAATTCAGTTTTAATAAGTCTCTCACCATCTTGATTCATTTCAGACGCGTCACTTATACCACCATCCAATGATGATAAAAATTTATATTGTTCTGAATCACCAAAATATGTTCCTAAATGTTCAAGAAACAAGTCACTAAGTACATTCATCTGTTCAATAAAATTAGTCATCATAACCACAGAATAATTACATATAACGTGGTCTGGCATACCAGTGTAAATCACCTCTTGAACAGGTTGAACACCCCGTTGAACAGAAAATCTATCATATTGATTATCTTTAGACCAAGCATTACTTCTAGCAACTTTTATAAACTCTCCTCGTACATCGTGGTCAAATGACATAGGCATTGCATCATCAAAAGAAACATCAGTTCTTCTAAACATAATTAATGGTAAAATTAATGAATTGTTTTTATCTCTTAACACTCCTCTTTTTCTAAAATTTTTCCATCTTTCCTCATTACCATAATAAACAGGAACTTTAACTGTTTCATTTGCTTCTTTTATTTTTGGTTTCATAACATTTTTTATATGAGTCATTACAGATGTGTCAATATCTTTTAATGTTACAGCAAAGTTTTTAGTAAAGTCTTTACCTGGAGTTATTGATTGTTCAGCATTTCCGCGAACTTTATTAGTTTTTGTGGATACTTGTGTAGCTCTATTAACTGACTCTACATTAAGTGTTTGTTTATTTGTAATTTTATTAACGGCCATTTCGTTTCCTCAATGCTTTTAGTTTGTTTTTTTTGGTTTTAACCTTACCTTTAAATTCTTCTGATTTAATACTACTCATATCAGCTTTACCGATAGCTATTTCTTTCTTAATATCCACTTCAATGGCTTTTATACCAGTTTGGCTTTTAGAATCAAAGTTATCTAATTTGTTCATCAACTTACCCATCATTTGTTCTACTTGTAGATTACCATTAGGTTCAGGTGTGTAATGATGTTTTCTTTCACCATACATATCTTCATCTTCTTGTACATTACCACTTGCTTCAACCTCTAATTTAGGTTTAGGTTTTTCTACAAAGTTAGGATTTGAAGTATCATACTTTGTAATTCTTTTATGTGTTATTCTTTGAACAGCCATTGTTTATCCTTATACACTTATACTTGTTCTATCGATGAAGTAGTCTTGTAATTTTGCAATTCGTCCACCATCTAGCGCTTTTTCATAAATTGCCATTTCATATATGTTTCCTTCAAATCCCGTACTACTATTTGAATTACCAAGTTCATTAATGGTTTGTAAAATGTTTTCATCATAATCATCATTTGTTCCTAATGATGTTTTGTTTATAAACCACTCCACTTGTCCAAATCCATCATCACTATTAAATGCTTTCTTTCTACAAGTTAATAAAAGTTTTGTGCCTTGTACAATTGTACCGTCATCAGGTGCAATTTGTGTAGATACACTATTAGTCCCATCATTAGCAGTTACTTTAAGTCGTGCTCTATTGGCATTAAGGTATAAAATCTCAATCAAGTCATTTTTATCTGTATCTTGTAATAACACTTGACGATTCTCATCAGTAAAATCAACTACAAAAAATAATGTAAATTCAGATAAAGTTAAACCAGTTGTAAAATCCATATGGTCTATTTGAGTAGCACCAAAATTTCTTTTAAATTGTAAACTATTTTTTGAAGCATTGTATTCAGGTTGTGCATTAGCAGTACCTTGTGTTAAATGATTTTTATTTACAC